TCTTCATGCTCCCTCATGCCGATCTGACGAGCAGCATCTCGGTGTTTTATAGGTTGTTCATGGAGAAAATAGAAGTCTAAAAGTCTTCTGTATGCCAAGTCTTCCAGTAAAGAAAGATGGCGAGTGTGACTCATGTAATCACCAATGTGAAACTTGTAAAAGTGCATAAATTTTCCGCTTTTTAAACACCCTTAGAAAGAAACTGCGGCAGGAGAAGGGATAACTCTTTTCGGCAGGATAATTACTCCCTGCCTAGCCGTGTTTCAAAACATTGTATCAAATAAATTGATTGTTGGTAATTTCATTTGTTGGTTTTCTGCCAAACAAACGAATAGCCTGGTTGTTCATAGAAGCATATTCAGACTTAGTAAAGATGCCTTTAGCGTTTCTGATGTCAAACGGGGTTAGCAGATCACGGGGTTTATCTACCTTTTCAGCCTCAATCAAATGTGGCTCTAGCGTGTACTGAGAAACCCAAGAACGTCCCATCTTAACTTTTCCAATTTTTAGTTTTTTCTTATAGCTCATCTTTGTGCAACAAGCTGCAATGGATAGTCTTGGTATGCCTGTTAAATCCTCTAATTGATAGGAAGTAAGTGGGCCATTTTGCAATGCTCTGATGACTGATTCTTGGGTCATAGGTTCTCTAGGTTAATTGGGCGGTTTAGATGAAGTTCTAGCGTTCTGGCAAGCAAAGCTGTTACAGCCGCAATGGAATCCTCTGGTTCGGTTGTATAAGCATCTGCCATTGTTTGAGAGTACCCAAGCAAGGCTTCAGCGCATCTTTTTTCAAGTATTTCTATGTGCATAAGAGGAAGGAAGGAGAGGAAGGGCTATTTACTAATAGGACAAGTCTTTTTAGATTAGCATAGAAAAAAAGTGTCCACAACTAGGGAAAACCCCTATGTAAAAGGCTAAAAAGGTGTGGCACATTATCGATGTGGGCAGTAATTAAGCCACATTTTAATAAACCTACAGGAGTGAATATGAAAAATCAACCAGCTTTTCCTTGCCAGTATGAAGAGCATTTGCCTACGTGGAATGGCATGACCTTACGTGACTACTTTGCTGCCAAGGCTATGCAAGGATTTTTAACAAATGATAATCTGTTAAAGGCATCTTGCGAATGGCATCAAGATGGTAGCGAAATTAGCATTGCTCAATTAGCTTATGACCAAGCAGATGCAATGCTCAAAGCAAGGGGCGAATAATGCCAATGCTTAATGGAAAAAAGGTTGTAGACCTAGAAGTAGATGGAGTGGTTAGCGGAGATTATCCAGATTTCTGTGATGCCTACTTTTCAAGTGGATGCTATGAAGATGGAACACCACTGACAGAAGATGAGTTGAATAAGCTCACCGATCTGGCGGGTGATGTTCTGTGGACAATGGCTTATGAAAGTTTCCATTGAAAACACTATTCCAAACCTATGTGTCAGAGTTCTCAGACATACACTACTGCCCCTATTGCCTGGCAATCAAAGGGGATAAAATAGTTTGCTGCCAAGAAGCAGACTTTATCGAGTTCAAGGATTTATATCCTGAACAACAAAAAGAGATTATTCAACAAGAGTTAAACGAAAATCAAAGGAGTTAATATGTCAATAGAAGCGTTACTTAAAAAAGATGTCAATTCTCATACAGAGAAGAAAAACAACCTAACCTACCTATCATGGGCTTGGGCATGGGCAGAGGCTCTTAAAGCTGATCCTACCGCTACCTACAAAGTAGAGATGTTTGGCGACAAGTGTTTCATGGACATAAATGGTACGGCAATGGTGTTCGTTACTGCTACCATGTTTGGCAAACCAATGACTTGTCAGTTGCCTGTGATGGACTACAGAAACAAGGCCATTCCCACTCCCGATGCGTTTGCGGTAAACACTGCCATCATGCGTTGCATGACCAAAGCCCTGGCACTACATGGACTCGGGCTATACATTTTTGCGGGTGAAGACTTACCTGAAGAGGGCAGATCAGTAGTGATTACACCCACTCAAGGCGCACAAGATAATATTCCTCTAGAGGAATTACAGTACTTGCAAGAGATGGCAATGGAATTGATTGCCATGTGTGAGCAAGGTGACCCCAAGGCAGCTTGGGATAAGTTGGAAGGAGAGAACCTTGATGCAGAACAAAAGATTGCATTGTGGACACTCCTACCTAGTAAAGTGCGTGCAGCGTTAAAGAAAGCGAAGGAAATGTAATGGAAAGCCTAGCAATTAGCCATGATTATGTTTTGTCAGCATTTGACTATCAAGATGGAAATCTGATTAGAAAGATTGGTAGAGCAGGAGAGGTCGGTCAAGTTGCTGGTTGCATCCATAAAGGAACTGGCTATATCCATGTGAAGATAAAAGCAAAATCCTTCAAAGCACATCGACTTGTTTTCTTGTATCACAACGGTTATTTGCCTGATTTCGTAGACCATATTGATGGCAACAAAAGAAATAACAAAATTGAAAATTTGAGGGAGGCAACCAAAGAGGAGAATTGCCAAAATCAAAAAGTTAGATCAACAAATACATCTGGTTGCAAAGGAGTTTCATGGAATAAAGTTAAAAGTAAATGGCAAGTTGCTTTATGTAAAAACTACAAGTCTATTTATTTTGGCTTGTATGAAGACTTAGAGTTGGCAAGCCTAGTAGCTATGGAAGCAACAGAGTTAATACATGGCAGATTTTCTGCTTACAAAGGAGTTTTAAATGGAAAAACGTGATAACAGTGGCGTACTTTTTAAATCAGACAAAATTGAAAACGAAAGGTCGCCCCAGTACAAGGGAAATATTACAGTAGAAGGAAAAGACTACTGGATTTCTGCTTGGGTGAAAGAGGGAAAGTCGGGCAAGTTCATGGGCTTGGCAGTCTCACCCAAAGAGGAATATAAACCAAAGACCTCTGAGCGTTCTAAAACAACCAACTTTGATGATTCTGATCTGCCGTTCTGAGTTAATATAAACCCGAGGGGAGAGCTGTGCAAAGGATTTTTCTAGCTTGCAGACGAGCAGTTTTCCCCTCACCCAATAGGAGTGAATAATGGATATTAAGAGTGCTTTCGATAAAATATTTCAAATGCCTAACTTCCCACGAGTTAGAACAACAGACCCTCTCACTTCATTTGAAGCAGCAGAGTCTATCAAGCCAGTAGTCAACAAACACTATGAGATCATTCTGGAGTGTTTACAGACCTATGGTGCGCTTGGAAAGGATGGAATCTCATCTCTAACCAAACTAGAGAGCAATCAAGTTGCAAGACGTTTAAACGAAATGCAGAAGATTGGCCTTATCCATCTAACTGGTAAAACAGTTAAGTCAAACTCAGGTAGAAACGAAAGAGAATGGTCAGTATGATTGAAAAACCCCCATATTCCAAGATTAGCTACCCTTCAGTCCCTCTAAAAGACTTTAAATGGGAGTCAGGATCGGATGTCCAAGCCCTTTGGAGAAAACATGGATGGACTCCACCATCAGAGAACATGATTCCTCCACCACCGCCACCAGAGAAGTATCAAGAGCCTCTTCGTAGGGTGAGATAAATGGGAATCATCAGAACATGGCTCAATGACCATGATTTCATTGACAGACCAGACCGAAACGAAGTGCTAGAGGAGGTTGCCAAGGAGTTTGACAAGATGAAAGCCTTTGGTGACACAGCACAGAGTTTTGCTACCTTTGTGAGGGATATGAAAAGGTGTCCACCCTGTTTAAACAACTGTAATCAGGGTAGAGACTGCCCTTCTAGGGGATAAGCATGAACAGAGAAGAAATCATTCGCATGGCACGAGAGGCTGACTTTAAGGCCAACGTTAACGAACCGTATAACGTGACGAACGAATGGGTCTTTCGCTTTGCCGCCCTTGTCGCTTCTGCCGAGCGTGAACGCATTAAACAAGCCAATGCACCAGAGATTGAGCGTATCAATGCCCACATCAAAGAACTAGAAGATGCCGTCGTAGCCGAGCGTGAGGCGTGTGCAAAGATGTTAGAAGCGGCTTCAAAAACTGGAAAAATAATTAGTTGTACAAGTGCGGCAAAAGCCATCCGATCACGGGGGCAAGCATGAGCAGAAACGACATTATCCGAATAGCACAAGAGGCGGGGTTTCGTGTAAACACCACAGAAAGTTTGTTAGAAGAACTTGAACGCTTTGCCGCCCTTGTTGCTTCTGCCGAGCGTGAGGCGTGTGCAAAGTCATTGGAACAAGCCGCAGAAGCCGCTAAAGATGCAGACCCACAAGGATTTGTATGGATTGCCATTAAAACAAGTGCTGAAGGCATCAGAGAAAGGGGCAAGCAATGACTAAAGAATATGTGTTGAAAGACATTGGAATTAAATCAACTTTCAATTTAAAGCCAAATTACAACATCATTTTTCATCGTGGCAATACGCAAATTGGTGTGTTGGATTTCAACGGGCCAGAGATGACATTTAGTGGTGATATGGATGAAAGCGCAATTTTATTTATTGAAGTAATTGCAAATTCTTTTAAGGCACGACTTGAGCAAGAACGTGCTGAAGAACGAGAGGCGTGTGCAAAGCAGTTAGATGCACTTGGTTGTGACCATTGCGCTAACGCCATAAGAACAAGGGGAAGCCATGACTGATTGGACTAGGGAAGAAGATGAAGCATTTAATTCTGTCGAGCAACAAAGCAACCTTGGTAAGCAAATATTAAAAGCCCAAGGTCAGCCATACCACTGGGAAGCTGAAGCAATCCAAGCAGCTATCAGAATTGAACGTGAGGCGTGTGCAAAGTTGTGTGATGAATTTCCCGATGTTGGTTACATTGATAAAAAACTTACATCTGACTATCACGCACATTTAATACGTCAAAGGGGACAAGCATGAAATACAACGCAGAGCAAGTAGCCTTTATGTTGCATGAGGCAATAGATGAAAACAGTGAGTACAAGTCGTGGCACTGTAGTACTCAGCACCTGATGGCCCTTGTTGAGAGGGTTGTTGCCGAGGAGCGTGAGGCGTGTGCGAATACGGCTGGTCTTGCATTACTTGGCGCAGATAAAGCGTTGAGTGATCGTGTTTTAAAAGCCATCCGAGCAAGTGGGAACACATAACTGACACATACCAAATTTAGTATGTCATTGCAACAATCAGTTGCTTAAGGAGAAAATCATGAAATTTGAAATGGAAATTGGCTACATTCAAAATGAGAAAATTACAGTTGAGACATGGGATTTTGACAAAATCGAAATCATCAAAGACTTTATTGCTTTTCAAGAAGACCACGGTTGGTCAGTTGAATATGAAGCAATTGACGATCTTGATGAAGAAACTGAAGAAGAAGAAATCCCACCTTTCGCTTTAGATTCTAAAGAAGAACTTTAACCCATAGGTTTACTTTGCCAACAGATAAAGCCCCACATTGCTAAAGGCGTACCCTGCGTACACGATAGCCATGTAGGGGTTTTCTTTGTAGAGCTGCTCACCAGCAATATAGGCATAGATAGCCCCCGTCAGAATGATTAGCCAAGCACTCAAAATGCACCTACATCAATCACTTCGCCTCTAAACTGAACCATGTCCTCATCAAATTTATGGACGAGTTCAGGCCATAAAAGCTGACCATTGAAGAAGTTTAACACCGCAAAGCC